TGTTGGATTTTCAGTAGTTCCTACCCAGCTAGCTACGATATTTACTAATCCTACTGGAATAGTTTGACCAACTGCATAGTTTGTTTTGTTACATAAATTTAAAATGTAACCTCTGTTATTAATTTCGGTGATAATATCATTGATTAAGTTTTCAGGAATTACATACTCTAAATCACCAGTAGTAGTATAAGCATCAGCTCTTTTTTCTAATGCACTTAAGTTTCCTGTTTGAACAGCATCCATAAATGCTTTTCTTTGTTCTAAATTTTCGTTCATTTCTTTTCCTCCTCTTTGTTCAAAACTTGCTACTGTTTTTAAGTTGCTAGCATCAACTTTAACCCAATCAGCAGAACGCTTTACTTCATCAGCAGTTGGTTCTTCTTCTTCTTTAGGTTCTTCTTCAACTTCTGTTTCTTTTTCCTCAGGTTCTTCCTCTTTTGGTTCTTCCTTTGGTTCTTCTTCAACAGGAGTTTCAGGTTCTTCTTCAACTATTTTTTCTTCATCTAGCTTAGCTAATTGTTCTTTTGCATCTGTTATTTCTACTTCAAGTTCTTTAACTTCTGCAATAATTGCCTTAACTTCTTCTACGTCTTGACTTTCTTCGCCACGTTTTTGAAGGTCAGCAATTTTATTAGTTTTATCGCTAATTACTTTGTTAAGATAGTCTTTCATCTAATCTTGTCCTCCTCTCAATAGTCTTAGTTTTAATTTTGCCAATTCTAAATCGTATTGGCGTTTCTCTGCATTATCCAACACAGCTTCATCGGTATCCACCTTTGAAGATTTATTTTCAAGCCCTCTATCCAGAATGGCTTTACTTCTAGCGTAAATTTCGCTGCCGCTATATGCAGGAATATCAACAACAGCTACATCAACTAACTTTCCTACTTTCAAGATTGTTCTTAAAGCAGGGCGTCTTGTTTCATCATATTCTTGTTTTTCTACCGAGAAACAAAAACTCATTTTATCTAAAAGTCTTGCTTTTATACATTTATAAATATCAACATTATCTGTTGTATCTATCAATTCAGCTCTTATTTTTAATCCATAATCATCGGTAGATAATTGTAAACTACCATTTCTAACACGAGCCAATATTCCTTTTGAGTCGCCATGATTATATTTAAGGCAACAATCTCTCATATCACAACCATCAAAAGCGTGTGTATCTATTTTTTCATAAAAACCATATTCCTCATCGCCAATTAATGTTTCTTGGTTGAATACAGCAGCATAACCTTCTACTATCATTTTATTTTCATCGTTTTCAGGAGCATTAAAGTCCATCATACGAAATTCTCTTAAATCTTCTTTTTTCATTTTTTCACCTCTTTCAACATCTAATTATCCGCCTAAGGAAGCAATTAGTTCTTCTTTGCTCATTGAGCCATAACCTTTTATGCCTTGTTCCTTTGCTAAAAGTTTCAATTCCCATGAAGTCATACTATATAAATCTGTTTCTGTATCAGGATTTTTTTTATCTGTTTTATTTTGTTTTCCTTTTGTTTTTCCTGTTTCTATTTCATGTTCTTTATGTAATTCTTCTTCTTCTTCATCTTCGTCAGCATCTTTAATTACACCAGCATCATCCAAAGTTCCATCGCTAAAGCCTTCTACTCCAACAGCACCAACTACTGTTTTTCCGTATAATCTATCCAATTGATATTGGTCAGCAATTGATTTTTTAATCCAGTTCAAACTCATCATTGGTTCACAACCAGTTCCATTAGGCATAGGTGGTAAACCTCCAAATTCACGAATTTCATCAACTGTAATTCCACCCATAGGAGCTAACAATTGTGCAAATTGCATTTGTTTATCTAAACTCATTAATTGAATACGATTAGGATAGAATATTACGCTATTACCATAGCTTTGTTCCATTGGTGTAAATAAAACTCTCGAAAATGCTTGTCCTAGTGATATTACACCAGCTTCCATAACGCCTTCGTAGAACGCTTCTTTTTGTTCGTTAGTATAATCGCCTTCAAGAATTGCTTTACTAACTCCCCAATGCCTTCTAGTCTTGCTATCAAGGAAATCTAATATATCTTTATCGATGAATTTACCGTTATTAGTTATAGGTACATATTCAGCACCAACGTCAGTTGCGATTATTCCGCTTTCATTATTTTTAAGTTGTTCTGTAAATCTAAGACGAGCTTTTTCTCTATCTGCTTCATTTACCAAACCACCATATTTCAATACACCATTGATTGAAAGAGAGCTTTCTACTACCTTAAATGTTGATTCTGTTAATTTATGATTTAGTTGTAAGTGTCTTAATAACGCAGTATTATTTGGTAAACCACTTACTGCTCCGCCACCTACAAAATCATTTTCCCAATAGTCTTTTCTCCACAAGATTACTTCGTCAAATAAAAGTATTACTGGTTCTGTTTGATTATTAAAATAAAATCTAACATAATAAGTACCGCTTCTATCTTGCATTATTTCGTATCTTTGAGGTTGAAGCGGATAAAAACCAGTCCAAACTTTTTTTCGTTGTCCTGTGTGTTTATTCACATATAAATCATAAGTTGGATATATCCACGCATTATTGTATGCTTCTCTTAAGTACGCTATCTTTGATAAGAAATCCGATTGTGTCATTAATGAATTTGGTCTTTTTAATAAATTATTAATGTTTTCATCTGCTACTTTACAATGCCTACCTTCAACCATCCTTATATGACGTGGAGAAAGTTTTGTGTACTCATTTATAATCTTTGAAACTATTTGTTGTACCGTTTCATCTTCCATTACTCTATCTCCAAATTGAGTAAATGTTGGAGAATAATTTTTAAAACTATTTGCGTATGTTAATACTTTCTTTGCGAAAGATTGTTTTATTTTATCTATAAAATTCATTCAATCACCTCGATTTTTACCACTACAATAGCTAATAATTATATGGTTTTTTAAATTTCACATTAAACTATATAAAATAAAAAAAAGATAGTTATTCACTATCTTCTTCATTGGTTTCCGTTAATATAATTTACATAATCAGCTTTGTATCTACTATATATAGCTTGCAATATTGCTTGTGTAACCGCACCATCTATACGAGCAGGTTGACTAATTTTAATTAGCATTACTCTACCTTCATCATCGACTTTAATACCGCAGTTTGAAAAACACCATCTATCCATTTCAGTAATTCCATGTATTAATTGTGATTTTAAATCTGCTTCTACTACCTTTATAGGCGTTGACATTACATATTTAGATTGGTTAATTAATTCACAAGTTTCATCTTTTTTATTTCCATAACCGTATTTTTCGAGTTCGGAAAGAAAACCCACAGCAAAACGTACATCGTAACCAAGTTTATAAATTTTAATTCCATAATCTTTGTATAATTGATAACAAAATTGAGCAATAGCCACCATATTAACTTCGTTGCCTTCGTGAATATCTAAATATCCTTTAGTAGCCCACTCTCTGTATTTTGCACCTGCCGCTTTATCATCTGCGTTGTCTAATTTTGATTCTGGTATAAAATATTTTGTATAAATATATTTATTAGGACTATTAGGCTTTTGAAACAATAGTTTTAAGCAAGATAAGTCAGTCGTTGCTGAAAGGTCAACCGCAGCAAAGCAATATGAATTTCTGAAATCTTCCAATTTGAAATTTTCTTGTTCATAAGAATAATCTTCTGGCATTAACCAGCTTTCACCAGAATTTTGTTTTATATTGAAATCTTTGCAGTTTACAAATATCTTTGTACTTCGTTCATATTTCGCTCTGTTTATATTATCTTCTAAAAAATCAAACTTTTTAATTATTCCCATTGAAGGATTTGCCTTATACCACGACAAACGATTTTGATATATTTCTGTTTCGCTATCCATTGTATATAACCAAGCATTTAAAGTTTCATCTTCAATTTCTCCATTAATAACAGCACGAACATATTTTAATTTTT